CTTCTGCAGTTGCTCACCAACTAGTCTAGACACAGCACCACTGGCATCATCACGTATGTTGCATACGGCATCAGCCCAAGTGTATTTTCCAGCCAATTTAACCGTGCTGTTGTATATAGGAAGTGCAATTTCTGCAAACTCAACACTGGGTCTGGTAAAATCCATAACCTGTTTGGTCAATTCAGTGACTGGTTGACTTACTCCAAAATTCTGAAAAGTAACGCGAAAGCGATACTTGAGTTTTGGCATTAACAAGCCTTGACTTGGAGTGCTTTGGTTACTGGCCAAAGGCACAGTCATTCTACTTAATGATGAAACAGCCATGGTATTATCTCCTATATACTTTATTTATGGTCGTATTGGCCATGATGTTAACCGGCAGTAGCCACTGTGCTAACGCTAGAACTAATTGATCCAGTATTCTGAATACGCAACGGAATGTAGACAAATTCAACAGATTTGACTGGTTCAATTGCAATATCAACATACAATTCGTTGGCATCAATTGTAGCCGGCGAATTGTTGCTAAGATCGCAAACTACTAGGTAATCATAGATACCACGTTTTGCTACCAAATCAAGCATTAAGCTGGTACAAGCGTTGGTAATTTGATTACGTGTAATTTGATCGTTGGGTTCAAACAAGTATTGATTACCGATTTCTTGTAGGCGGCCACGTATAAATGCAACCAACCGTGCTACGTTGATACGATCTAATGCAGAAGAAACATTAGTGGCTGTTTTGTTACCAAAGTTGGTGATACCAATACCTGGAATAAATGTAATTGGGTTGATATCTAATTGATACAATACATCTCGTAATGTTTGGCTCACACCAATAGTTATAAATTCGCCGGTTTGGCCATTTACATAACCCAGCAAGGCTGCGTTATCAATAACACCACGCAATGTTCCAGCTGGTGCTAACCATGGATATGCAATTTCATCTGAACGAATAATAGTGCGGATCATCATATGACTAGGCGGCTGAACCACTGGACTACCCGACAAATCAGTGGTCTGGCAACTTGGGTAGAATACACCCAGATATGTATCAAAAGATCCTTGTCCATCAGCTGTGACTAATCCAGCACCATCGTTGTTGGAATGCCATGCTGCAAGTGAAGTTCCATCAGGTCCTAAACGCAATGGAGTATCACCAATAACAAAGGCTGTGTTTCTACGATCGTTGTTGAGTTCGACCATGTTGGTCATTAACTCAGGATATTGTGGACAAGCTATCAAGTTGAACTGACGTTGTTCTTCACGAGCTTGAACGCTGGTATCAATACCGCTCTTAAGAGCCGCAACAATAATAGAACGCTGAGCCAATCGACCCATGTATGGCGATCCGTCATTTCTGTTACCGCTGGCATTGACCCAAGTATTGGTATTACCTTTAGTATCAGTTAATGAAGACCAATATGTAGCATTGGTTGGGGCTATATTTGCTGTAGGCGGCGTCAGTAAGCAAACATAAATTGTGCCGTTGTAGTTAACAAAATCGTTATACACATATGTGTCGGTACTGCTATAGACTGGCACATAAAAATCAGCAGTATTAAAATAATCACCTTGGAACTGTTTTACATTAAATCCGCTTCTACGTGTGTTCCACAACAATGTTCCTTGTGGATATAATGTAGGATCTGGAGCATCCAGGTCTAGGTAATTACTAGTCAATAAACTAGTAATTGATGGCAAGGTACCTGTTACAGGATTGGCCTGTCCATTTGAAGACCAACGAGCATCTGCAAACACAATACCATTTTGTGTTGTTTGATCTGTATTGTTGACCGTTACCCACTGGTCTATGCTATCTACATTGCTCCAACGGTTGATCACTGGATAATTTTCTAAATCACTGGTATCAATCCACAAATCACCATACACCAATGGACTTGCTGCTGTATTGGTTTGTGTGGTAGGAGCTGTAGTGCTGAATATAGGACCTGCGGCATTGGTCAATGATAGATTATCACCACGAACATCATTGGTTACATTTTGATAACCAAGCCAACTGCCATTGTTCTGAATCATGATATCAGCTTGTGTGGTTGCTGAGTAATACCAATAAGTGCCATTGGTTGGATCTTGGTCTGGACCAGTGGCGCTGGCTGTATAAGTGAATGTTGGTGTAGTTACCCAATAACTCAAAATTAATTCAGTGCCTGCTCCATTACGACAGAATGTAGTGTTAGCGTCAAATCCAGCGGTTGTAACCGGTGTTCCGGTGACGTTTGTTAGAACAATAGTTCCACCTGCGCTGTGAGTAAACACAATTGCTCCTGCACTGTTGACTGTAGCAGTTACGTAGGATGCAAACGTTGAAGAGCCAACTGCGGCACTGACTGCTGTTAAGAAATCAGCTACTGTTGTTCCACCCAAGGTTGCTGTTACAGCTGCGCCTAGTGTGGCTTGCCCTGGAACAGTTGCAGCGATAGTAAATGTATTCCCGTTTGTAAATGCACCAGGCGAATCGTCTGATCCTGTTACAACTGTTGATCCTGTGGCATATTTTTCAAAAATCTGAAGACCCAATGTAGTTGGGTCATTGAATTCAGGATTGGTTGTGGCCACAGTAGTTCCAGCTACAATATTCTTACCACCACCAGATGGATCTAATGTGTAAGTGGCTTCTGACAGAGTTGAATATATGTTACATGCTTGTTGAACGAAGGTGCCCAATAATGTGCTGTATTTTTTAAGTGATAAATTAGCACCCAAGTTTACACTGTTGGTACGTTGCCACACAGATCCAGTTGGCTCTGGTTGAGTATCAGTTGATCTCCAACGCGGTGCTGAATAGTTAGGCGCTGCCAAGAATGCAGGTGGATTATACACTCCTGCAGTAATTCCAACGTCAGCTAATGCTGTTCCACTTGCACCAGGCAGGACTGAAACCACGCCAGGTTGTGAAATTGTTCCACCACTGCTGTATGCATTGGCATAGGTGCTGGCAAATGATACAGTGGAGTTTCCGCAAGCGGTTACTGTATAAGTTCCATTGTAACCACTAGGAACAACGTTGGCAACCACAATTGTTGAACCAACTGCATATGGTGCCTGTGACAAAGTAGAAAATGTCAATGTGGCCACTGTTCCGTTTCCGGTGGCATTGCCCACAGAAGGATTAGCACCAAGTGTAGTGCTGTCAGCATAGATTTGTAACTTGCTGTCAACAAATGCAGAGTAAACACCAGTGATATTGGCACTGTTGATAGCGTCGCTAAGGCCTTCAAGTGTGTTGTTAGGACTGACTGGAACTGCCACAGAAGTAGCGTTGATGTAAACAATGTTATTAGCGGTTAGTGTTGTTACTGGGCTAGTTCCTTGCACTGTTGTCCAAGCTGTTTTCCAGTCATCACTTCCTACTTCTACCCAGGTATTATAAGCATCAGACAAAACAGTTGAGGAGGTTTGACTTGTTGTTGGGCCGCCACGTTTGTAGTAGCCTGGATTATTGATATTAGTGGCAGTGATTGCATAGTCGCCAATTGATCCAATACTTTGCAATGGCACAGTGGTGTTGCCAACCAGCTGTGTGCTATCAACAATCACCGTTGGCACTTGATTAGTAAAGGCCGCAGTAGTTTGATTCCACTGATACAATCCCCATTGACTATTGGTTGTATCTAACCAATAAGTTCCGTTAGGAGGAGTACCAACTGGACGAATTAAACTGGCTGTCAGTGCAGACAAGTCAACATCAACTCGTTGAATATATGCACGATTTGTAATGCCTAATGCGCTGTAAGCAGCCAATAAGCCATATTCATTAAGCTCGTAACCATTGATTGGAGTACCAGCTGTAGTTTTGTAAAAGAACGGAACACCGAACGTTGCAGACAAATCACGTTGGCTAGTAATTAAATATACTCTATTAGCATTAGCCTGTAATGTGCCTGCAGCAACACCTACGCCTGTGCCAGAAACTTTGTTCTGTGCAGTGGCAAGTAAAATATAAGGAACTGAGTTGACAGAAGCTGGTATATATTGACTTTGGTCAACAACTGTAACTTCAACGCCAGGTGATAAGAGTGCCATAGTGAAAATCCTTTTTTCTAGTTATTAATATTTATATCAAAAGGCAAAAACAAGAGGTAATTGCGGCCTTTGGCAAAGGTTTTTATGATAAATATATCATGATTAGACCTGTTTGCCCTGCTTGTCGACAACGACCTTGTGCTATTAATTACTATCGTGATGAAGTTACACACTACCGAAATCGGTGTGGGCATTGTATTGCTAAAAATCGTAATGTTAGGCCGCCTGAGCCCAGATGGAAGACCGCGGGTTACAAGAAAAAACCAGCGTGTGATCGTTGTGGTTTTAGATCACGCTATGCAAGTCAACTATTGGTATATCATGTAGATGGCAATCAGCACAATACCAATCTACGCAATTTAAAAACCATATGTTTAAATTGTGTGGAGGAAATTAAACGGATGGACCGCCCTTGGACGCCTGGTGAGCTAGAACCAGATCTCTAATCTGACTGTAAAGACGATCTAACCCATCGGCATTGTTATCAATTACAGCATCAAATTTAGTACCAATCCAAGCAGTTTCGCTAGCATGAACTTTAAATCTCTCTAACTGTTCTCGGCTTAATGCCCATGATATATTACCATTGGGCCCACGATTTAAACTCAAGGCTGCTTCATACCACTCTGGTTCTGGTCCACGAACCACACGAATAACAATGCCACCAGCATTTCTAATACTTTTAATTTCATTGGGAAAACGGCAGTCTGAAATTACCACATCATCTTTTGTTTTTCTAAGTTTATTTTCTAAAGCCGCAATCCAAATATCATCATGAAAACTTCTACGGGCAACTTCAGTACCCCATACTTGTAACACATGCCTGGGAGTAAGGTGTGGCATTTTTAAACGTTCTGCCCACCATGGATCAACTTGCTCACGCCAGTGCCTGGACTCTTTAGTGCGGCCTTCAAGCAGTTCACGGTCCCATCCAAATATTTGGGCCACTGCGTCTTTAAGGCTGTGGGCAAAACTTTCTCTTCGAAATTGATGTATGTTTTGCAAGTAGTCTGCTATAGTATCTTTACCACTTCCAATCAATCCACAAATTCCAATAATCATCTTATTTCCTTTACATTTAAGTGTCGTAATGTAGCCTGCAACATATCTATTTGCCTACGGCAATCTTCTAATGCATGGTGACTGGTGGCGGGTTTTGGTAATTCAGGCCACAGACTATACACAGTTCTAGCATCGCGAACATTGTAAAACTGCCAAGGTAATTTTTTACCATAACTTTTGTAGGCATGTTCGAGTATGTTCATGTCATAGGTTGGACCATTTGCCCAGATAAATTTGTGTTGCCAGGCCAATTTGTATAGACTGTCAAGTGCCGTATCTAATGATACACGCCCTTCTTCCATAAAGGCCTCGGCTTGTGCTTCGTGCTGAGTAGCCCACCAATCTATAGTGTCTTGTTGAATGGTACGATTTTCTTGGCTCTCAAGAGTGATTCGAGCATAGTATTGCCGGGCATAATAACCTGACCCAAATGGATCAAAGCTCTGTGCTGCAATAGTCAGAATTGCCGCATCAGGACCAGTGCCCAAGCCTTCTATGTCAATCATTAATGAACTCATGCTGTAGTATAGCACAAGTTACAATCAAAGTCTAGTGCGTGTTAACCAATTACCCAGGTAAGTGGCTGTGATCCATCAACATATCTGCGTAGGTCTTCTAGCAGGGCATCCATTTGGGTTTGTGCTTCGGCTTTCATTGCGGTACCATTGAGTGTGCCGCCACCTTGTGGTCCGGCTATGGTTCCAAATTTTTCACGTGCTTCACCAATGATCATTTTGCATGCCGCAACCATATAGTCTCGAATCCATTGTTGGATTTGGAAATCACTGAGCAAATTGAATTCAGGTTTTAAATTATAAGTCCACATTAACACTGCTTCGCCTGTGCCTTTTGGATCGCGGATCAACTGTAATTTTTTGGTCACCGGATTGTAAGTGTAGTTCATGTAGGCACCAAACATACGTCCGGCCAATTCTACATACTGACTATAGAAATCGTAAGTTGCGAGGCCGCCGGCTACGTTGAAGTTCATTAGGTAAACGTTCATTGACGCCTGACTAAATGGATCAAAGTTGCTGGCAAATGGACCTGTTGAATCACCAAATGTTCTACGGAAAATTTGTCTAACGGTAATCACTTCTTGTGGCATATCATAGATATTCACATTGGTTACTAATTCTAAAAAGCTGTAGCTTTCTTCATAGGCATTTTGTGCCCGTTGACGGTATACACCAATGGTACGTTGATACGCTGCTTCGTAATGTTCAGCATCCAACTCAAGATCAATGATCTGTGCGCCCAATTGTAATTGCACATAATCAAAAAGATTCTGTTTTAAAGTGTCTAGACTAGCTTGATTTTCTAAGGCCATGTAGGGAAGCTCCGTTCCCTGTATTTAGTAGTTTTACCAAGCCCAAAGGATGATTAAATTATCGTTGCCGCGACCGTTCCATTTGGTTTCTGTAGCATTAATTGCCGCAAATGCTTTACGAGCAGCGGGTTTTCCAACCGATGTAACTGCTTTAAGTTGTTCTGCAGGTTTACGCAAAGTTTTTTGCACAGTTTGTTGAGCGTCAAATGCTATTACTGCTGATCCTTTAACTGAAAATGTTCCTACATGGCTATCTGCCAGCACATGGATTAATTTACGCTTGGCTGTGTCATACAACCAAGCTTCAGTAGCACCAACTAACTTGGTAACTGGTTCAGATTTAAGTTTAAGGTCTGCAAACTCTCGAAGGAACTTAAAATTACGGGTTTGTTTTTCAGGACTGACGGCTTTCTTAGCACGTGGTTTGCGTTCTACTTTCTTAAGTTGAACATAACTATTGCAATCGTTGATTACAGTTTCACAGAATTTTACACAATTACGAAGTTGTATTTTTGTAAGATGACTATAACCTTCAACCAACTGAGGATCTTTGCCGTCCAGCACTTCGTTAAATTCTTCTAGTCGTAATACCCAAACTCGTGAAACTGTGCTGATCATATTAGGACTAATGTTCATACCACGCATCAGCATTAGTGGTTTAAAATCTGCTGACATTTTTGCACCGGCATCAATGAAATCATCAAACATACCTTCAAGCTCGCCGCAACACTCTGAAACTTTTTCACGTAGGTGATCTTGAATTGTTAGTTTTGCCGTTACAGCGTCAGCGTCAACTTCTGACTGTGCTTTCTTGGCCTCTTGTTTTGAACTGAGCATTTCATTCAGTTGCTCATTGATATTTTCTTGCTCGTGTTCTTTTAACTCTAATCCAATCATAGTCATACGACACACCCATGCCGGTGTCAGACGAATTTGACTATCTGGAACACCTCGCATTGTTCGAGCATCTTTTGTTCGTCCATTGTGTTCTAAATAATGACACAACATGTCTTTGGCATCTTTTTTACCGTAGTGGTAGTTATACCAATGAAATGCTTTGGCCATTGAACCGACTCTTTTTTCTTCTGCCGGTTGGGTAGTCCACTCAGGTTCAAACCCAAGATACTTGGAATCTGCCCCTTTGGGGTTTAATCGTTTAATTTCAGTTGTTTTAGCCATACATGTATTATATGCGAAAATTACCCGTTTGTCAACCGAGCAAGTTAGCAAAGGTTATGTGCTGTTCTAGGTTTGTAAGTAAGTCGTTTGCCTTTTTAACCAACTCTTGATACCGTAATGTTTCCTTGCGTGTTCTGCGGCATTCTACACTTTCCATATCTGCGGCTGTAATAGCCTGATCTATAGCTCGAACCATTTTTA